TGCATGGCCTATCATGGCCTGGGCCATTACATCTATGCGGGCGAAGATCTGCCGCCAGATGCTGAGACAGAGAAGCCGCCACCCCAGGTTCCAGATCCACCTAAAAAAGTCGATCCACCTGCACCAGCTGCTGAAGTTATCCCTGAGTTTTTAAAGCGGGATACCAAAACAGATGATTGGGCTCAAGAGCAGATTGACGGTTTTAATAAACACAAGCATCTAGGCGAACATATGGCATGGAAGACTGTTACGAAACAAACAATGGGAGAATTAAAAACAAGCAATCCACCACGTTATGAGGCGGTGGCTGATGCATTTAAAAAACGCTATCACCAATTAACAAATAAAGGAGTATAAAAAATGAATGATCGATGGGTAGATATTTTTAAGTTTAATCTGAATAAAAATCACGATAAGTTTGATGGCACTACAGCACTAAAAGGCATGGGGCCGAACTACGGGAATGCTAAAATTACAGTCCCGACAGCGATTGCCCCAGGCAATTACAAGGTGGGTGCTTGGCAATGGGAAGACGGCAATATTTCAGTCACAATTCAAATCGACAAAGAAATGGAAGGCTGCCCAGCTTTACCTGATGCACCAGCTGTTGCTGCACCTCCACCACCTGTTGCAGAAGGGAGTGAAGATGATGACCTCGCTTTCTGATTTCGGTGCGTTGTTGACGGTGAAGCAAACGGCTGAAGTTTTGTTTGGTGCTAATTATGATGAGACAGCTGTTAACAGGCTGTATCGCATGATTAAGAAAAACCAAATTGAATACTCAGTTGTGGGTGATCGAAAGTTTATTCCCGATTGGCAAGTTGAGAAATTATGCAAACGGCAGCAGCCAACAAACGTGGTGCAGTTCGATGACCCAAGTGGTAACTGATTTATTAAAAGAAGGCATTCGCACTGTTGAAGAGCGCGATAAAACGCACGGCAACTATCGTGAGAATTTTGAACATTGTGCTGAGTTGTGGGGAGCCTATTTGCAGATGCCAATCGCTCCCGCTCAAGTTGCAGTGCTAATGGCTTTGCTCAAGTTCTCCAGGGAACAAAGTGGTTCAGCGCACCCAGATCATTTTCTGGATGCGCTGGGCTATGTTGCCTTGGCGGGTGCGTTGAGTGGTGAGGGTGATTAGAACCCCATAGCATCACCCAGCTGGTCAGCATCCGCTTGTTTGTCAGCCTTAGTCTTCTTAACCCAATGGCCATACTGGCGGCGGGTAAAATCTGTAGAATCGTGACCAAGTAGATCTGCAATCTTTCCCCAATTATTGCTATAGGCATTTAATAACATACTTGCAAAAAAGTGCCTGGCATCGTGCCATCTAATTCTATCTATACCCACAGCATCACAAGCTACATGCATTATTCTTCTACGCCAGTTGTGGCTAGTTTTATTCCAGGTGCCGACATTTGTAGGGAAAACCAAATCTTCGTCTTTTGAAAAGTTCGATTTCAATTTCCACTCTACCAGTAATTTGTGAAGAGCTGGCGTAATTGGCACATATCGAATCCCCGATCCAATCGAGGTATCTTTGCGAAGTAATTTTGCCTTTGTTGTGCCAACGCCAACCTGGTCACCTTCACCAATGATGCGAAGGGCACAGCTAACTGTAATCTCTTTGGCATCAAGATCGATATCGCTCCAGCGCAGAGCGGCCTGTTCAGAAAAACGTAAACCTGTTTGAAACGCAAAACTTAGGATCGTGCCAAAGTTTCGATATTTGATAGGTTTTGGTGGTTGGTTGTGACCGATTTTTCCATGCTTTTTTTGCGCTATGCGCTCACGTTCCTTATTAACGCGTTCATCTTGCCACAACATATGATTGCACAAATCTTTAATCAGCTGTGCATCAAACGGCTCTTTGCGTGGGCCAAAACGAATTTCGTCCTCAGTCTTATTGTGGACATTTTCAAACAAGACGACACTCGTTTCGGAATACTCACCGCGCTCCGCTACGTTCCTGGCATTCAAAGGTATCCAACCTTTTGCACGGCCAAGCTCTAACACTTTTACAAGTTGCTTTAATTTACGATCTTTCGTTGTTCGCGATAGATGTCCAAAAGGGCCATCAAGAACTGATTGGATTTGGAGATGGTTTAGATCCGAACATTTGATATGCCCGATATGCTCTTTCCAGCATTCGGCATTTATAATGTAACCGCGCACAGCTGTGAACCCGACATTGCCCTCATCTCTTCTGCGCTCGTAGCTTGTCACGACTTTCTTAATTGCGTCACCAACAGTGCCGCCCTTTGAAGAGCTGGCACCGCCATTGTGCAGCTGCGCTGAGTTAACCTCAGCTGCATATGCTTCGGCCTCTTCGCGAGTTTCAAAATATTTCTTCTCGCCTTTATTACCAAGCTTCGCAACGCCAGATGGTTTTGTATTTACAAGCCAGCTGGCCCAGCCTTTAGCTTTTGCATATTTACATTGTTTTGGAACTACGTTTTTGATTTTCATTTTAATTCTCCCCTCTGTTAATTGGTAAAACATGAACTTCAAATTTAGGTTGCTTGTAGTAAACTGGCCCCCCAATGCGAAACCAACGTGGGGCAGGTTTTTTTAAAACGACTTCGTTATCGCTAACTTCGCCCTGACGCTTCGCTATTTCCAAATCTTCCTCAGTGCGACATTCTCGATAAACTTTTTCTCCAGATATTTTATTGACCATGCGTTTGTACAAAACTTCGCCGCCCGCCTTTTCAGATGCTTTGCCAATGCCCGATGAATTTGGGCGATTGGGAATTGCATCAAAACTCCCATCACTAAAACTTGTCACAGATACTGTTGCGTAATTTGCACTGCTTTTTGCAGTCTTTCTTACGATTGAAATCTCACCATTAAAATTAATAGTAAGCTGGCCCTTTTCGTTAATGTAAGCTGAGTTATTCATTTTAATTCTCCTTATGCCGCTGCTTTAAAATTAATGATGTTGTCTTCAGCTGGGGCGGCATCGCGTTCTGCGATGCGCTTTAATTTCCAAGCTGCGATCTCTTCTGCGATCTCAGCAATCGTTCCCAATTTAGGATCTGCATAGCCGTGACCGTTTTTTGCTTTTGTCTCAACGCGAGCTCTAAAAGCATCCAAATCTTCGCCACGCTTTTTTTGTGCATTATGATTTACTGCGATGTTTACTGAGTCTGCTGAATCGAACTCCCAGGCATCCATAACTGCGATACCGCGTAACATATGAATGCGAGGCTTAACGTAGGCAGCTGCGAACTCATCGTCCTCAAACAAGCCGTCAAGGAAACCAAACATCTTGGCGATACGGCATTTCCAATCTGTGGAGTTTACTTTCCAGTAATCGCCAGATGATCCAATTGCGATGTGATTAAATTCTTCAACAAGATCTTTCAAATAATCAAAGTCTTCGTGAAGATGCCAAACTGGAACCAATCGCTCTGTATCGATGCCAGATCCAATCGCCTCAGAGATCATGCGGCGGTTGTCAGCTGTATCGCCATCAATAACATCAGGGATAATTGCGACAGCCTGGGGGCAGCGTTTTAAAACATCAGCTGCCCAATCGAAGTAGCCATCCAAATAAGCGGTATCGTCTGCAATCGAGATACCATTTTTGAATGCAGTGAATGCACCGTTGTCTAAAAAGAAGATCTCATCTTCGCCAACCAACTCAATTGCTTGGTCAACTTGCTTGCCAATTTTATTGCTGCCTGGACGGGCATACCAATAAGAAGCTAAGAACGATCCACCCGCTAATGCCTCGATGGCTGGGCGGCCATTGTGCTTGCCGTTGATTGGGAGGCCGTGGACTACATTTGAGTTATTCATTTTTAATTCTCCGTTTCATATATAACTGTTTTTGTGTGAGTGTAACTCACAGCTACTATTATAGTCATTTTGGTTACATATGCAAGGGTTTGACCCACGGTTTATGGAGGGCCAGGCACAAGAAAACTGACCAGAGAAATGACCAGTGGCTTTTAAATTTTTTAGGAAAAGGCTGTAAGTTATTGAAAAGGTTGGTGACCCCGACAGGATTCGAACCTGTGACATTCGGTTTAGAAAACTAAGTAAGACGTTATACATAGACTTTATATTCCATACCTGGCTACACATCGTTGGTATTCTGCCATTCTTAAAATCGATTCGCCTACACAAATTATATGTATCACATAAATTATATACACGTATGACCAGAGCGTGACCAGTGAGAAATGACCAGAGAGGATTTTAACTAAAGATTTAGGGGGGGGTGAGTTGCGTAACTTTAAGTTACTGAGGTAGGATTTTTTCTTCAAACCAATCGACAGGGATCAGCTGGTTGCCAGAGGCGAGGATGCAGATTTCATCATTTTTTGGATTGCGAAAGAGAATCGTCCAGGTCATGTTTTTCCCGCGCCATACTTCGATCAAATGATCAGAGCCTGGCATGGTGCCCAAAAGCAAGATCTTTTTATCCCGCCCAATCGTAGCTTTAAAAAAAGATCGTTCCAGGCAAATAATCGGCATTACGCGACCATCAAGTTTTTCATTGCCTGATGCTTTGAAAGCAAACCAAAATACCCCGACAATGCACACAATGATTATTGCCACTGCATATTTAAAAAGTTCCATCACTTTTTGGGAGCCATAGACCTGTCACCAAACCAAAATGCGACTGAGGCACCTAGCATAAAGACAACCGATACTTCGATCTCAATCTTACCTGCATCTGTTGCATTGAAATAAATAATTGCCGTCAGCACGATAAGGCCAAATGTCAAAATCGGTCTGACAAGGCGTAGGATATTTGTGCACCATTTGGATGGCTTGCCCATCGAGGCATCATGCTGGTAAGCCGCCATACGCATATCGGCAGCTGCTGAGATCTCAGCAATGGCCAGTTCGTTCTCGCGCTCTTCTGTGCGGAGCTCCGCATCGAGGCGGTGCATCTCCATTGTGCGTTCGTGATCTCTCTGGCTTTTCTTTTCTTGCTGCATATTGTCAAAGATCGAAAAAGCTTTTCCAATGACGCTGCCTAGCAAACCTGACGCACCGCCTGTCGCAACTGTTAATATTGTATCCAGCATTACCAAGATCTCCTTCGTCCTAGATCGACATGAACAAATGTACGATAGCTAATTCCAAAACCTGTGAAGCCGCAGCTGCGTGCCAGCTCGATCAACTCTGATTTATTGTGACCCGCTAGAGGAAGATCTGCTGCGATCCCCAAACGGTGACATGATTTAACTGCACCCCCAACCCTGGCATTGTGATAGGCCGATCTGTAGCAGCTGCTCAGTTTTAATGGGCGGCCTAATCGGTTGCGTAAAAGATCCAGGGCATCGAGCAGCTTCTCACTAACCAGGAGCTCGCCCGTCCCTTTGCACGCCAGCTCATGGGGCTTAAAATATTTACCCCGCCAATCGGCGGGGCTGATGTCATCGTAGTGTTTATAAAGCGTGCTCATTTTTCGGTCACAGGAGGATGGCTGCCATTGTGTAATTTACGCAGCAAATCAATTTCAGATACCATCATCTTTTGCGTAGCGGCTATCTCAGCCAGCTGAACATTTCTTTTTTCCAAAGCACTTACAGAATTGATCTCAGACAAAATAGAGACACGACTATCTAATACTGCCCTGGCGGATTCGGCTTCATCGAGACGATGGTCTACACGGGTAAAAATCTTATCGTGTTCAGCCATCTTTTCCATCAGCTGCTTGATCTGGATACGAGCGGTGATGAATGCCCCAACAAGCGAGACAGCTATGGCACCAAATTGGGCGAGATCGCGGATCGTAAATTCCATCACTTAACCTTCGACATAATGATAAAAATTAATATTGCGCCTAGCCCAAGACTAAGGATTAAAATATTTCTAGCGATTTGAAAAATTTTATCCCATTTCTCTTTTTCTTTTTCACGGTAACGCGCTTTCGCAGTTTTAGCTTTTTCAATTCGATCTTGACGCTCTATCAATATCTCATCCCACGCACCAGGGAACCGCCGATTAATTAAATTTTTTACTTCAGCTATCGCCTCATCAGCCTGGCGTTGTTGTATCTTGTAAGATACCACAGCTTGCATCGAGGTTGGATCTGAATTATCCCCTAGCTTTTTGCCAAGCATCTTGTTCCATTTTTCGGTCACAGGATTACGGGACTTAGACGCAATCTGATTTTCTGCTTTAAATAAGTTATCAATATGTGCAGCCAGCTCATCTGGTTGAGCATCTTTTTTACGGAGAACGGATTTTATTTGGCTAACGGATTTGGTGACGAGGCCAATCCCCTCGATTACTGCAAGAGTTTCTGCAACAACCATTTATAAAACTAATCTCCCTTTGGAAAATCAGTTTTGACTTTGTCGCACGCGGCAACCCAAGCTGTCATCTTCGTGTCATCGCCTTTTTTCTCATCGTGAAATGCTTCAAGGAAATCGTGCATCGAAGGATATTCAACTCTTCTAATTATTTTATAATCTGACATAAACTTTCCTAATCTATCGCTGTCACGGTTAAAACTGGCTTGCCAACGTGCGAACCACCAGTGCCATCCCAGTAAGCAGTTTCGTGAATTTTTACCGTTGTTGCTGTGGAATAATCCCTCGCTTGGAGTTTTATAATTTTGCCACTACTCCAACTCGAAACCTTACCAGCACCAGCATCATCGCCATCGCCAATTCTGAAAACCCACTTAAAATATGGCCGATTTTCAATCATGGAATAAGTCGAAAATCCTCCCCTCGCATCAGTAACTTCAGTTCCAGCTAGAAATAATTTAATGTGCAAAGCCGCTGTTGCATCAGCGTATCCAGTGAGAAATTGAAATTCGTAAATGACAGATGATGTTCCAGATGGAGGTGTGTAGTTGATCGAAGAACCTGTAATGTCTGCATACGTTTGAGTGCTATTTTGTACGGCAGTAACGTCAGTGGATGTATAAGTTCCAGAGGGAACAGTAACGGCAGAGCCATCACAAACCAATGGAACAACCTCAAGAATTTTTCCAGCACCGCCTACAGCCTCAAATGCAGGAGGTGAACCAGCACCCGTACTTGTTAGCACTTGACCATCTGTTCCTGGCCCTACAGCACTGGGATCGCCTGACGCATCATAGGTAATAATTTGCCCGTCTGTGCCGCCGCTCATTTTTGCCAATGTTATAGCGTTATCATCAACTGCCGCCGTTGAAATTTTCCCCTCGATAGGTTGAGGTCCGATAATACGCATTATGTTATCTCCATTACAGAGAGTGTAGCATCAACGCTTGAACCAGCAGATGCACCAATTGTCATTACATCAGTTGTCTCCAATACATATTTTTGACCGCTGAGGACTTCGAGCGTTGTGTCTGCAGGGATAGACACTTCATTGAGTAAGGTAACATTCTCATTCGCGGTACTCCCGCTTCCCGTTCGGTTTGCTGTGTCTGACGTAATTTTGACAGTTACAGTTCGAGCTGCATTGATTTTATTACAGAGTGCCAACCCCAAAATTACTGAGGTTGTCGATCCAGCCACAGTGTAAATTGTACTAAAAGTGCCACTATCTATAGCGACATCGGCAATAGTCAAAACTTTAAATGTATTCGCCATAGAAGTTCTCCTTTTTTAACCTAAAGCGATTGCTAGTGCAGTGGCATCGGCTGTCGATACCTCGCCCGTAGCTCCAGTTGCCCCCGTGTCACCACGAGGTATTGTGAGTGCAAGCGCACCCGATGAACTTGTAAATGATGCACTGGCTGATGAGCCAGCCGACCCCGTACTAACGCTAACAGAGCTGACGCGCCCTGTCGTAGCTTCCAGGGTATTGCCATCTGAGGTAAATCCTAAAATCTTAGATGCTCTCGTTGATGCATCATCAACAAATTCTGGTGTGGTGATACTATTAGTCTTTGATACCTTAAAAGATCGATCCAGCTCCTCTTGCATCTCCTGAGTAATATTTGTCAGCTTGTCTAGGGCATCCTCATGGCTCGCGGCGGGAAAAGAATCCGCTGGCTGATAATCTGTGGCCTGGGTTTTTGCACTCAGCCTTCGGATAACCACACTTTCAGCTGAGGTTGGTGCTGTAACAAAAACAACGTTGCCGCCGCCTGTTTCGCCCACACCTGTGACTGAATAATTGGCAGAGCCACTTCCTTCACTGCGAAGCGACTCAGCACCCGTTGCGGTAGTTCTGACGTACACTTTTAACTCTGTACTTGCAAAAACCTTAAAGGTATAGGCAAAGGTGGTGGTGCTGCCATTGCCCGAATAAGAATTTTTGATCGTTGTAGTAGAAACTGTCATCGTCAGTAACCTCTCGCTTTGATAGTGTTGTATTTATCTACTTCTTTTTGAATTTCTGCATCCCTCTCAGCTATTCTAGCGTTTAAGCCTGGGCCAAGTTTTGGATGATTTCGTAACATTGCCATAGCATCTTCTCTGGCATCTTTTATACTGTCATTAAATAGAGCTTTTATTTCTTCTCTAGCCAAAGCATTACCAGTAGCAATACTAGCTGCTTGGTTAGTTTTAAATTCTTTGGTTTTCATCATTTTAGTGACATATATTTGAGCTAAGTTACCAGCTGTCTCATGGAAGTAATCACGCTCTTTGATTGTAAACTCAATGTCAGCATCATAATCATCGGGATGATCACTTATCGGTAATCGTAACCTGGCAATTTCTTTGTCCATCGGGTTTGGTTTGTAAGGCGATCTAAAACGAACCTCGCTAATTGGCCGCCCCCACAGATCCCTTTTAATTCCCAGTGTCTCAGAAAACCCTGGCAGCTTTGCTTTCATAGGATCAAGAATGTCTTTTTTAACTCTTTTGAGATCATTGTTTAGTTTTCTAATCTCATTCCACATAGCTGACCCTGGTAAAGCCGATCCAAGATATTGCTTCATAAGAGAAACTGATCTTTTTTGTGGGTCTTGTATGGCCATTAAAAATTTAGAAATCCCAGCCAAGAAAGTTTTGTTTGTCATGTTGTAGCCAATGGCACCCGTCACACCAGCAACAACTTCAAGAGCCGTATTTTCATCTGTGTGTGGGTGCTTAATAATTTCCATAGCATCAGAGACAATGCCAACTATCGTTGCTACAGGCTCAAACGTATTGTAATTGATCCACTCATTGCCGATTTTTACAGAATAAGGTTTTATGCCCTGGCGTTCATAAGCTGCACGAACCCGTGGGTCAGATGATATTCCACCTGTAATATTATCGGAATCAAATTGAAATGCTAATGTCGTAAAAGCAGCTGACCCCATCGCCCATCGAGCATTAGCCTTAGCAGCAGCTGCTCCACCTTCTTCCATAGCGGCTTTATATCTATTTGTTCTCCAGGCAAACGGGCTGCGCTCCCCAACATAAAGCAAAGCGTTAGTTGGTGTTTTATAAAACGGCACCAACCATCGAGCCTTACCGCGCATCAGGTTCTGTACTTTTTTCCAGTTACCAACCATCTCAGTCTGCAAGGTAACATCTTTAGATAAATTTTGAGCTTTAGCCACCATCTGTTCTGATGGTGCAAACACTAAATTAGCAACGCGGGTTGAAAGAGGATCGCCGCTTAATCCCTCTTGCCTGGCAATGCGATAAGCTTCTTCGTAAAGTGAACCCCTATAACTCACAACTTTGAAAAATGCGTCTTCAGCCTGGAGTGCCCGCATTGGAATACGAAAACCAGTTAATACTGAACCTATAACATCAATAGCCTTGCCAAAGTTACCTTCGTATTGCATCCCAGCTGCTGAGAATGCATCTGGCCCGCCTTGCATACCTGCCTGATTGGTATCGAATTTTGAAGACAGCCCTAAAAAGTTAGGATCTTCACGATAGACTGCAGCTTTACCAGCAGACATCATGGCCTCTTTCACTGCCATAAATTGACCAAACATTTTAGCCTGGACATCGCCAAACGTCACATCGCGTGTTTGACCACGCAACCCCTTAGTTAGGACTTGCATCGATGCAGCTCCGAATGTCTCAGCATTATCTCCAAGGATCATTGCTACACCGCCAGCAATATTTTTAACGTGACTCCAATACCCCGATAAAATTCCATTGATCCAAACTTCGTAGATTGCATCGGCCTTTGTTGATTTTTTGGTCAACGCCTTTGCCAGCTCTAAACGATCAACAACATCGCCGCCCATTGAATAAGCCTCGATTGCTTTTTCCATAGTCTCAGGGCCACCAACATTATCCAGCAGCTTTGCAACATCCAGATTAATTGCTGATCTATCGACCTGGTTCGACACGCGCAGAGCGGAAAGAGCTCTGGCAATGTCGGTCTGAGTGCCTTTGAACGCCATCTGTAATTGCGCCACTAGCTCTGCCTGTTGCCGCCAGGCAAGATATACTGCATCTCTGCCTGGGCCCATTCCAGTAGCCATTGCCTCATCTGTAAGTTTGTCGAGGATGGCTACTTCTTTTAATAGCAAGTTTTTGCCCGCAACCAACTGCGCTGCTAATTGTCCTGGCTGACTATGGTCAACCTGCAACCCTCCCATAAAATTAGCTTTTAACGCATCACCATCGATACCAAGCAGATCTGCCATGTCTCGTGTTTGCTGCAGCGTAATTGTTTCAAGTTGCTTTGGACTCTTTTTCGCCAGCTGGCCTTCAATCTCTTCACCAAACTGCGACAGTATCGCTCGAACATTCCCTTCATCAGGAATCTTATCATCGCCAGCTTTGCCAACAGCGCGGATACCTGCAATCATCCCATCTTTCATCGTGGGGCTATTTTCTAATCGGGCAGCTAAAATGCGATCCACTTCCGCATCACCGATAGTAATATGCGGGATATACGCTTCATTCACTTTAGCTTCATCTGATATACGCGCTGGTATAATTTCACCGAATTGAAGCAAACTACTTTTACTGGTTATCTCATCACCAGAACCATAAATATTTAAATTTCCAACATCGATTTGCACTTCTTCGCCATCAAGATTTACAGATGTTGCTTTTCGCTGATTTGGGTTTAGCGCATCTGTTGCTATTTTTTCACTATCAAGACCTCTTAGTCTAGCATCCTCCATCTCTTTTTTGAGGCGTAGTTTGTTTAATTCCCAATAGGCTGATCCAAATTTATTTGACACATCACCCGAAAATACACGCCCTGCAAAAACAGCACCTTGCCTGGCTATATCAGCCAGGGCAGCAACCTGGACTTCATCATTGTGATGGTCACTAGGCGGGAACATTGTGCCGTCTGGTATGATTAGCTGGTTTTCCTCTTCCGCTGTATTTGCGTGCAAGTTACCTAGCTCTGATAAATCTGGTGTACTCATTTAATTTCCCAATAAAAAACCCGCCGATTGGCGGGTTGTAATAACTAGTTTCAAAATTTCGGTCAGGCAGGTTTAGACTCTCGCGCTTGCATTACCGCTAAAGCTTTTCGACCGAACTCTTTTGCTTGTTCTGGTGTCATATCAGCAAGTGTAATTTCTTGCGGGTCTTGTGGATCATGTATGTGATCTAAGTTATTATCTTCCTCTTTATTCTGCATTTATTTCCTCCAACAATTTATAGGCAGCTGTTGCATAATCCATTGGTGCGCTTCTGCCGCTGCCAATTTTATATTTACCATGCAATTCTTTTTCTGGATACCACACGGTTGCTTGCAGATCAGCTGGCGTAATATCATAACCCATTGCTCTCATTTTTTCTAGTGCTTTTGCAACTGTTGCTCTCATAAAATTACGCTCACTTGAGTTATTTGGTTGCTCTCTCATTACGTCCTGTGCACCTTCGGCCACTCGTTGTGCTGCCTTGTTTAATTCTGTGCGTGGTTGAAAGTTATTTTTTTTATACACGTTGAATATTTTGTTGGCCTGATTAATTAATGCTTTGTCTGTCTTTGATTTTGACCCAGACAATTCTCTAAATTTCGCTATTCGTTTTGCCTGTGTTTCCTTCGGGGTCTTAATTAAAGAATTACCTGTCCATCTTCCCCAGCTGGCCATCCACCATCGATCAAAAGTAACGGGGTCAAAGTTACCTCTTAGGTTTTGATAAAACCCACCACCAATTTTTGGCCCAAAGATAGCAGACCCAAAAGTCTCGTAGTTTGCACCTTCGCCACTAAGTTTATACCCCATCTTGTTAAGATCTTTAGTTGTAAATTTAGTATTTAAAAATTCAATAAATTTGTCTGGCCCCATTTCATCAATAATATTGTTTGCACGTTGCATCTGCAAAACAAGTGTTTGGCTCTCTTTTCCAAATCCTCCAACATCTTTAGTTAAGCTTTTTAGGTCTGTTGGGAATTTTCCTGTCTTTTTGAAGACCCGATATATGTGTTCTGCTGCCCTCATATTACTATCAACAGTTGAGCCGTTACTCGTAATTGCCAAGGCTATTTTGAATGCACCTTCATCAGTCGAACCAGGAACAAGCTCAGGGTGTATTTCTTGCAGCACCTCGTTCATTTCTTTTATTTTTGAATTATACCAATTACTAGCATTGCCTTCTCGATTTAAAGCAGCGATTGCTTCATTAGCGATAGTATTAGAAATAGTCTCAAGGCTTTTATCATTGTATTCTTTTACAACGCGACCAGCTTGCCGTGCCTGTTGATCCATAACCTTACCCAAAACAGCTTTTGTCCATCTTTTTCGAGGCGCATTGATAGGGGCCATTGGAACACTATCATCAGTATTATAAACCATATTAATAATGCTGTTTGGATTATCAGCCTCAGTTGGTATTGCGTGTTCCACTCTTGGCCCAGTAGATAGAGGAGTGTTAATTGTAGCCCAGGAGTCAGTTTTAGTTGGTAAAATATCGCTCTCATTAACATCGATTGTTTCCCAGGGCGGCACTTCAGCCCTTGATAGAGGCTTCATATTTTTGCGTGCTTGAACATTCCTAGCCTCAACTTCACCTGGCGTTAAATGGTAAGCTATATCAGGATAGTCTGCTCTTTCTAAAACACCCGAATAAACACGTTCTCCCTCAATTAGATCATCTATTTGCTCTTGATGGGTAGGAAGTTTGGAAAGGTCAAAAGGAACTGAGCCGCCACTTTCTTTGTAATCCATTTCCCATTTTTCATACGATGCGCTGGGGTTGCCATTTTTTAACTCTGCCCAGGAACGCCAAGCTTTCATAATATCTAATTCGTCTTCTGTAAGTTCTCTTGCTGAATCACTTAAATAAAACTTCGTTGGACTTGCCCCTTTAGCAAATCCTTCATGCTCTTGTATTGCGTGTTGAATTTCGTGAAGGACTGTAGACAGCGGATCATCTGAAACAGGAGAAACAGAAATATTTTTATTATCACGATTAAAAGTTCCTAATGTACTACCCATAAACTTTTTTCCAATTGGCGTATTTTCCAACCAAGGGTAAGCCTTAAATAGCTCTTTGTGATTTAGAGCTTTATTGAGCTCAACATTTTGTGTGCCTTTTAATTCTTGAAAATCAAACTCAGCATCTCTATCAGAGATTTCGTATTTCCATTTTTTATCCTTATCTCTAAACCAGCCTGTCTCTTCCCAAATAGCATTACGATCTGATCCAGCACCCTCCATTTTTTTTGCCTGGCTTAACATTGCCTTGTCAGCTGTTTCAGACATTGGGCCAGCAAACATTCTGAGGGCAGTGCCATTACCAATAAAACTATCAGCAATATTAATAGCCTTCTTACCTACTAGCTTCACACCTTTGGCAATCAAATCAGGATTAACCATAGCAGCTGTGAGAGCTCCACCAGCTGCAAAACCCATCCCCGCAGCTAGTGCACCGCGTTCTTTATTATAGACAAAAGGCTTGTTTCCAGCTTCAGCTTTTTGCTTAAACAGATCCATCATGGCTGCGTAGCCAGAACCTTCAACGCCAACAAAAGCAGATCCATATAGCTTCTTCAAAATTCGGTCACGCAGGAACCCTTTACCGATTTGCTTTGATCCACCTGCCAACAGATTTTTTACAAAAGCTAAACTTGATAAGCCTACATACGTTGAAAGATCACCCAACACACCTTTGACCAAACGCCCCGAACCGCTCCAGCTAAATGTTGGTAATTGATCATAAAGTTCTATACTGCCCGCAAGCGCGGCTAGAACTTCTGGCGGCATATTATCTGTATCGAGCCACACGCCAGCACCAAAACTCATGTTGTGTTCATTCTGCCCTAAAAATTCGAGCATGAATTGTCCATGATCTTTGTCACTCATCTTATCAAGACTAGACAATGCTGATGTTGGAATACCTGATGTTGTAGACACACTATCAACAATGTTAGCAACTTGGCCTGGTGTTGGAGAATTTCCCACAAACCCGACAGGTCTTTGTGGCGTTTTATTGCGAAGATAATTTACCATTATCGCACCAGCTTGCCGCATATCTTTACCATATGACGTTTCTGGGTTTACCAGATCACTTTCTGGTATTGTGCCTTTCTCTTGTGTTTGAGCATTTGGATTTCTGCCAGGCGGCGGTGCCCATGCATCAAATGCATCTATATCGTCATGTTCACCAGCTGGTACTTTATCTTGATACCAGGCGTAAATAGGATCGATACCCTGTTCTTCCAAACCTTTATAAACTTCTGAGTTTTTGTAACCAGCATGGCGTTCTTTTGTTACAGCAAATTCAAGAGGGTTGTCGGCTAATCGAGTTAGCGGGTCAGTCATTGTGGCCCCTCCGTTGCAGCTTTATAAACTCCTTTTACCCAAGCCGTAGCCGCATCCAATAGACTAGTGTTATCAGCAGAAGTGTTCATCGAACCTTTTGGAATCTGATTGGGTAAGCCACGTTCATCTAAAGGTATGTTTGCGTAATCTTCTAAGAACTTTATTTTTTGTTCTTCATCAAATAAACGGCGAATTGTCATTCGTTGTGCCAATGGTAATTTATCTCTGCCACGATCTTTTTGCATTTCAGACATTACCCTTGGCGATGGTAACGGCTCATCTGGATCTGCATCTACTTCAATTTTTGTCAAAACCCCACTATTGAGAAGAGCGTTACGCAAGGACTTTTTAGCCCATTTAATATTTTCTGGAGTTAAAAATTGTTGAGGATCTTCAATAACACTTTTTGCAAACACACTATCCATCGATGTAAGTGTACTTTTGATCATTGTTAATTTATCTTGATGGAATTTTGTAACTGTTGTCCAAAACGCTTCAGATGGTTGTTTGCCTTCAGCAATTTGCTCATCAAAAAAATTCATTGCCCCAACGCCAAAAACACCAAATTTTGCTTTAACAGTTTGTTGCCCTTTTCGATTTACAATCCCTACATTTGGATTTTTTGAGGATGTATCTACATTAGCTTTATTCATCGCTTCCGCAAGTAAAGTGCGATACCGTTTTCGATCTAAAAATTCTGGGTTCTTTGTCCTAGCAGCTGTAATATCTCTTCTTAAAAGATCGTAAGCCTTCCCCCCAATATACCCTTTTCGTTTCTTAGATTTGATATCTGCTTCAATTCTATTTAGATCGTCATCGGTAACCGATTCCTCAATCTCATCCTGTAAATATCGAAACTCAGCTGGATTAAATATTTGATCTTCGCCATTTATTTCTTCTATGATTCTTTTACTATCTTCTGGATCTAAATTTCTATTCCTAGCAATCTCACTTACAGTCGGCATCACCAATGGCCGATTGTCTGTTCCTTTAGGCCAACCAGGGCTATCTTTAGTAAGATTATTTGCAACTGCGTCTCGAATAGCGGTGATTTTTTGTGTGTAACTATCAGCAGTGTCATCACGCAATTTCGTTTTTATAACCTTATCACGTTGGATTTTAGTAACAGTTTCTTTAGCTTCTTTATTTGTTAATGACGTTCTTAGGCGTGACAACCGATCAATAAACTTTTGCTTTGTTTCCGCGTCAATACGCTGTACATCGGCAAAAGTATCATCGCCCTTTTTAGGTTGATCAAGTTTTCTTATTAACATTTTTGTGTCAGCTGCCGTTTCAATGCCATCCATCATTGAGGATATTCCCAACGCGCCGATGGTGCTTAAAAAATCACGTTCTTGGCCTCCAAAATAAGCATCCCCCATCAATGGCCTTTTTGATTTAAAAAGACGAAAAGTACCAAGCGCATCAGTGATGGCCTGTTCTTTATCTGGGCCTGGTGCCATTTCTGCGATTCGTTTTTGCTCTTCGCCCATAGTTGTCTTGAGGACATTCTTTGAGAAATCTACATACTTCCCACGGTTCGTTGCATTTATAGTAACGAGTGCGCTATTTATTCGTTGTGCAAAAACAGGTGCCATTCTGGTTCGCACAGCTTTACTTTTGATCTTGCTTAAAGCCGCTTTTGCGTTTAGCTCCAAACTTTTTCTAATTACTTCGCTCCATTCAAAATAATTATAACGTGTAGGGTTCCCCTTTGCGTCAAGTTTCTTTTTATTTTTCCAATCGCTAGGATGTGTTTGTAAATTAGCTGTTGTTGCCTGACTGATAAATTTATCAAATTTACTTGTTTCAGTTGCTTGATCTTGTGCTTGATCAAGTTTTACAAAATCTTCAAACCAGTTAATGCCACCTGCAACTAACGTCTGCCCAAATTTTGCCTGGGCGCGAGAGCCCGCACTCATTGCCTGTGGATTGGCTTGCACCGATAGTTGCCCCACACCACTGGTCTTTGGCAACGATACTTGGTTTTGATAAATCGGAACTTTCATTTATGCACCCATCATCAAGGAACCGACTTTAAATCCCCAGTTCGCCATTGTTGTGCCCGCGCGATATTTACCAGCTGTTATTGCATTCCTTGCATAGATCTGATCGAGCTCTGCACCCATCCTGGCATTGATACTTTGCTCATTAAGTTGTCTTTCTTTTGCAATAGACGCGGTATCCATTCTTGATGCGCTTAATTCCTGTTCTTTAATGGATTCCAAATAGACATCGAGTGCCGTCCCAGAATTAACCCAGCCATTCGCACGTTGGACTGCACCAACCTGGGCATTGAATTTACGCGCGTCATTGAAGAAATCTTGTTTTTCGATCCCCGCAATAATCTGCTGCCATTCTTTCTCGCGTTCAAAACCTTCAGCGTTACGTTTTTTAACAGCAGCGTTAAATCGATAGGCATCAGCTTCACCTTTTGCCGCGTCCATTCCTAGTAAAGAGCTCATTCTATGTCCTCGAATACATTATGTGATCTGTTTTATCGGGCCCGTAATTTTTCAATGTGCCCTCACGCTCAAAACCCAAAAATTCGATAAACCTTTTAGCGATATCAAAATCATCCCGCACCGTTGCCTGGAGGCGGTGCAGATCGTCTTCCGCTGTAATTTTGTCTATGTGATTTTTAAGTGTTCTAATAATCTTTAATTTATATTTCGGTATATTGTCGCTTGGGATTAGCCAGGCTTCGCCCATCCCATTCCAAATCGGGAATATTCCACCCGCTACAACTAGATGTCCATTGTCGATAAGCGTGAAGGCACGATCCTTCTTTTCCATACGATCCAACCAATGCCGCAAAGTATACTTGGCATCAGCGGTTGCCAGGGTGGTATTCTTGGTAAAAAGTTCCTCAGCATGATCTGCCTTGAAATCAATCAACCTAATCAAACGTCTGAGCTCTGGCTATGACCGAAATTAGCGTCATCGGCAACGGCAGATCCTGCTGTACCACAACGTATCCATCCTGATCAAAACCACTTGGCATCTCAATAGATTTGTCACCAGTAAACAATGGCACAGGCTCATCCATTGAATCAGCAGCTGATCTGAAACTAATGCGATCTAATGTTGTTAAGTCACCGCCAACCATTGCATTGACTGTTCTGAATAATCGCACAGTGGCTTCATCAATTCGTTTGACCTTTCCCTGGGCCGTGCCATCTGTTGCTCCAGCTTCGAGGCGCATGGTTTGCAGCGTAGAATTGTACGGCAATCCTACCTGGGCTTTAGTTGCCGAAACATCAAGTGCCACAGCAGCTGATGCAACCACCTTAGAATTATGGGTAGCACCATTTGTTAATATACTAACATTCTCTGTTTCTAGGTGAGCCAGCCCACTAAGACTTGTGGCAGCTGATCCCGAATAAGTTAGGCCACTATCAACAAAAAAACTTTCCTCAATATCAGTACCAAATTCCCAGGACTTCATATATTCAATATAGCGTTTTGTCGCGCCGTTGATCGTCCTTTGAACGACTAGCCAAACCTCATCTTCATTGGTGCCTGGTATCGATGCAACCGATTCAACCAAGGCATGGCTCTCACTTGTTACAGCTAGGCGAATATCATCGGTACTTGTGATTGATAGAAATCCTGTACCTGCTCGCGTTGTCTCGTAAATTGTCACCACGTTAGCGGCGGGATTCGCTACAGTAAAATCAGCATGGGCATTTATTTGCGTGTATATATTGTCAGCCGTTGTATTGTTATTTGTTTCTGTTTTAAATTCGAGTGTATCAGGTGTACCCGTAGTCGATGTAAAAATAACTTCTGTACCATCCGACTTTGTTAGAACTAATTTTGTACCAGCAACAATATTTGCATAGTCGGTTACTGTTACAGTGCAATTACCCGATACACCGCCAATCTTATGTTTGTGCCAGGCTATGACCTGCTCTTCTCTACGATAGGTCATGCCGATCAAAACACCATCAGTTCGCACGCACCATACGATATTGTCTGGTTCCTGTTGATAGGCCATCTCTGAGATGCCTTCCTCAGTAATATGCTCTGAGAGGATTGTCAGATCTGGGGCAACATAACTATCACTATCGTAATTATAGGTGAGCTCTCGAACTTTTCTGGCAGCTCGATGCAAAAACAAAACTGCATTGCCTACCTGGACAGGCTGCACATTTGCGCTGCCATAGGCAGATTGCTGTTTGATCTGCGCGTTTGTAGGTGTCAAAGGCTCATCAGTTCCAGATGCTCTGACCGCAAATTCACCACCACTGGTTCCCACCAGCAACGATCTCGAACTACTTAAATATCGGATTACATTTACCTGGTTAGATCCAATGGTATATGTCAGCGAACTATCTGCGAGTGTACCGCCTGTAAAATTCTCAAAATCGCCACCAACACTAAAGTACAATGTTTGCGGCTGTCCATTTGTCGCTGCCAAAACAAATCGCTGCTCGTAGAAGGCAACTGCACTTGGATAATTACCAGGGTAAAATGCACCCAATCTCCAATTGGTGTCAGCAACAAGTTTACCAACAATAGTAACCGTTGCACTCGCTGCCTCAGTCACAACATCATCTGATGGCGCGAATAGCATTGTATCTTCAGTTACTGCCACTAAAAGTCGATCCGCATTATTCGCTGATGTGGATGCGCCCGTAGTCGTAACAGTCATTCCCACCTGGAAACCTTCTTCAACAAATTTCTTGGCACTATCGGTAACCCGATCATTATGCTCTAAACCTGTCGAGCTGGGATCTCCCTCAACAAAAGCTATCGTTGCAGCTGTATAGGCTGGCTCCAGCTCTGCAATAAAATTATCGTTTTCCTGGGCCGTTGCCGTACATACTGTTGTGTTCGTCACAGCTGTAATCTTGGCATAGCCATGATGCAGTTTGATCAATCTTCCAACATCAACAGCTGATGTAAATCCAGCACCGTTATTTACGCCTGAGACTGAACTCGCTGTAATCGTGATGCTTGAACCCGTTGGGCCATTGGCCGTCATCGTTGTGGTGCCAGTGTTGGCATCCAGGAAAGGGCCACGCGCCAGGCTTACTTCTGTTAACGTCCAGGCAGTATGCGATGTACGTTGTATCTTGCGTACAGGGTGATCTGGATGCACCACATACATTACATCAGCTGACTGCGCGAACTTGAGAGCATCGAGCTGGGCTGTTGTATATGTGGTTGTGACCTCAATAGCAGCTGAGGGCGATCCCCCCACAACTTGACCACCATCTTTATAGATCCGAAAACCGTTATTAAAAAACTCCAGGACGTATGCCTGGGTTACGTTAAATTGAAACGCAACCAATCTCGATTGCGCTGTATGACTTTTGCAGTCTGCAACGTATCGCGTGCCTGGCCTTCTCGATGCACCACCATGCGGGTGTACCAGGAAGTTTTCCAAAACATTGCATCCATTGTAATATTTAGACAGATCTGTTCTGCCGCCCAATCGTGGAGACAGCTCACCAGCTGTAAAATTACTAAATGCAAAGTTTACTTTTGCCACGTTTTACAACCTTGAGTTAATTAGTACATCCGACTGTAGCGCACCCGAAGTCGTTACCCCTGTCATTGAGCCTGGTGTTCCCTCAGTCGCATCAGTAAATCGAGCCTCTGATAGTTTGCTTTCATAGAGCGCATACAAATTTGCGGTCAGAGACGTTGACTGCACCATTGCAAAACTTATGTCGGCTGCTAATCGTGCTGCAATAGTTTCATTAAGTAGCGAATCCCATTCATTAGGATCTTCAACACGCGCTAGGTAAATCAGATTGATGGTAGATTCATCAGTTAGTATTTTTCGGCCTTCAACCTGAAAATCAATATCCAGATAATCGAGTTGCATCACCCGAAGGCAATAAGGATCTGTTGGCAGCGTAAATTGATATGACCAATCAAAAGCTGGCGTATCACTATCAGCTGCCAGGGCAACTCTTGTTACCAGGCAGTTCCAGGGATGAGCCCGAAACACGGCATCACGCACCGCATCAAATCTTTGATTTGTGACACGCGCTGATTTACTGTCCTCACCACGAGATATAATATTGGTTGCACCCAGCATATTTAATGCGGAATTAATTGTCTCCACTTCACTTGCCATTTGCGGCTCCTAGAAATATGAGTAAAACTTTTCTTACACCCTCATGCGGGGTGACACGATGTTCCTCATCGGAACTAAATATCAATGCGTCCAGGTAGTTCTGGTAACTCGCATCTCGAAATTCAAATACACCGCCTGTAAAATTCTCTGGCGGGCTTAATAAAACGCTGGCTGACCAGCAACACCACAGCATATGATCCATATCACCTGTATCGTAATGCCAGGGATGACCAGCTGCATTTCTTTCGACACAGCAATAGCTTTGATCTGTAATTGCAGCATCGGTATTTTCTAATATTAAATTAGTAATTCGGGAGACTAACGGCTCACTAAAACTTCTCTTCCCAATTTGGGATGATAGTGTCTCAGCTTCGAGTGCCGTCAGCACTCCCGAAATTACCTGTCTCAGTTAATCGAGAACATAGAGCATTTGCAGCTCTACGAGTCCCGTGCCGTTAGCACCCGCAATGGATACCGTTACTGGTATACCCGTTGCGTCTGCATCGACAACTGAATTGCGACCAAGGGCATTAGTTACTGCAATATCAACAGTAGTGATACTGGTTGATGCTGCCGCAGCTTTATACTCATCTACATCAGCTGCGACAGATGTCCCAGCTGCGTTATTGTAGATGGCGTGCCCCACACTGGCTGTCGTTGAACTACCTAACGCAGCGTGCGTTAGTGTTCCTGAGAGAATACGAGCTCCATTTGGTAAATTAAACATATGGATGTCGGATTGCTCTGCCGAAGCAGTGTAACTACCATAAGCCACGCGCACTCGACCTGAGTATTCGTTTGGCTTAACCATTTCAACAGGATCGTTTTGATCCCATTTAGTTTTTTGATCAGAATAGACTGTACCCATTTTTCAATACCCCCTATTCGCTGCACAAGATTTCGCAAACCTTAGCTTCCTCCATGCGAGTGGCACCAAAGGTGGCACACACATAGACTTGCGTGGAATACGATTTATCTGCGCGTGGTTCAATTTTAGTCATCAAGTCACGACCCATCGCAAGTTTGATGCCGTCCTCAGCCCACGCAAATACTTTGCGATAGGAAGAGCCGTCAACATTCAAACGAGTTGAGGTTATAAACTTAAATCCCATAAAGGTATCAACATCACCCTGTACAAGTGCCTTGACTGAATTGTAATCAGAACTTGTAACTTGCGTGGTATTAAGCAGGTCTTCGATCTGCTCAGGTCCACACGCAATGTAGCGTGGTATTGATGGATCGACAGAATTATTATCGAAAACCTTTTTACAGGAAATCAATTTTGCAACTGTTAATCCAGCTGCGGGAGATCCCACAGCTACCGTGTTAGCGTTACTCGTAGATGTTGAGCCAGATTTACCAGTGCTTGCTGTTCCCAGCGCAGCAGTAATAATGGCATCATCAATCGACCTTCCTATGGCATAGGCCGCGGCGTTTGCATACGAATTTTGAGGCGAAATTAACATCGACACTTTGTCGGGATCGTCAATTAAATCTGCGTATTCGTATGATTCCATTGTTACCATTCTACGAGAATGGGGTGTATCCGATAATGGTGTATCGGCGTGTCTACTAGTCCTTTTAACAGCAGTTGCTGAACCTCATCACACTACAACTTTCGTTGCCACCTTTTACGGCTTTGTGCGCTGGACTTTCTCTTCATCTACTAGAGATGCTTGCCGTCAAGTCTCTACACGTTCCCTTTCGGGCTTCGCTCGGGATTAGCAGTTAAGCCTTCCCCGAATTTGACAAGTTTTCAGCTGGATGTCACCACCCAACTAGGCAGGAATTAATCTACCTGGTCAAAGAATGCTTTCTCGCCAGTGACACTTTCTTCACTAACGGCATTCCGCAACAAGCTACCCTTCTGCTGTGACAGCATCTGGATATTGGTACTGAACTGCTGACTAAAGGCTGTCGTAATTTGGGTGCTCAATGTACCCTCCTATAGTCTAAGTTAAAAAAAAAGCTACCCGCACAATGCGGACCCTGGGTTTAGTGTTACAGGGGCAAACGCTTATCCTGTATTTATTCTACCAACACGTTGCCTGGGCCAGCTGGCTTATCAGGCGGTTAGCGTGAATTACTCTTCTTCGGGGTACTTTTCCTCATTGAGTTTAAGTACCTGCTGAACATAGCTCTCATGCATAGGATGTTTGCCATCCCAGTACGGGCCATCTTCACGCATCAGCTCTTGGATCTTCTCATCGGCTTCAGCTGGTGTCATTGCACTGCCTTTATCGCCAACCAGTTTATCCTCGCTAATGCTAGAATTAATATAATGCGCTGCGTTTATGATTGTTTTCACAAAAGCTGCGTTGTTAATCAGAGGCGTGCCGTCTTCGAGGCGCAGATCCATCAGCCCCTCTTCACCAAACTCGCCAATTAAATTGTTACCTAACGTCAGGCGTTCATCGTATGCATTCCCATACTCTTGCCTTAGATCAGCTGTGGCCTGGGCCTTCGCTGCCTCGATGTCAACTTTACCAGCCTCAGCTCCCGCTAGACCTTCAGCTGTCATATCGTTGTACCAACCTGCCAGCTGCTGCGCTTGCCTGGGCGTTAGCCCCGCTTTGTGCGCTGCATCTTTAAACGATCCAGCGAACTCTTCATTAACTTCACCTTCACCTAGATCCAGCTCATAACCATCAGCTGCTTCTGGTCTGCCAAGTTTGGAGTAAACCTGCTCCCAATCATCATCGGTTGCCCACTTGCCAGGTACAGGGATCTTTTCCGCACCAACCATGCTTTGAGCATGGATCATTGTTTTAGCCAGGGCACCAACGTCTGCAATATTCTGCAATGATTGGTGATCTTTAATATCATCGGGTAAACTGTCTCTCCAGTTACCGCTATCTGCTACTGCATTGTCTGTTGCACTTAATACGCCAGACGGTGCTACCTCAGCTTCACCTGAGACATCCGCTACCTGTTCATCAGCCACAATTTTACTCCTCTTCAATATCCATGATTGGCCGTTCATTAACCATATTCTGCAAAAACAGAATTACACTTCGTTGGCCATCGCGAAATGCAGTCTCGTATGGGTCACTCGAAAATACGGGGGATCGCACATGAAAGCGCAACTCCAGGTCTTTCATAATTTCTACACCATCATCAGTGTTAAAAATCAGTTTATGGGCAGCACGTAAATCTTCTATGTTCATGCGACCTCTTCAATCGGTATAACACCTTCAGCTGCTGCAGCTTGTTCTTGCATTGCCTGGGCTTGCATATCCACTTCATTCAATGCGGTAACAGCTGGTGCAGCTTTACCTGCCGATTCAGCCATTTGGACTGCCTCAGCCTTTTCCTGTTCCATTTGCTGTTGCTGCTGGCGTTCCATTCTTATTTGCTCGACTTCATCCATGCCCCGTACCACAGCAGCTGGAATGCCCAGCACCTTGATTGCGTGTTTGGCCAGGCCGTCCATGTCGATCCAATCGATAATCTCTGGCCCCATACCCTGGAGAGGCCCAAGCATCTCAAGCATTCGGACAATGGATTGAACATCTCCGCTGCGCTGCGCTTTGGCAATGGGCGATACATACTCAATTTCAATGTTAAGTCCTGCCATAAATTCTGGCGGCGGCGGTAATCCCTTGTCACGGCTCAGGATGTTAAAGCATCGCTCGATGAGGGGCTGCAGGAACTCAGCCTGGAGCCGACCTAGCACTGGGCCCAACAATCTCATTTTCTCTTCTGTACGTTGTATAACCTCAGTCGCTGTCATTGTCTGGTTTTGTGCCAGGATTAATTGATCCACATAAAAGGCAGAGCGTATCGCCTGTCTGCGCTGCTCTTCCATCTGAAGGCCCAGGGGCTGATTGGCTCCAATGTTGAGGGGCTCAATCCTATCCCTTGTGCCTGACCGAAAAAAGTTGAGGCCGCCTGGAACAGTTCGTATCGGCAGCATGAAGCCATCGTCTGGCACCATCAATGGTGGATCGATCTGCTTTTGTGCTGCCCTGATTGTAATCTCAGACATTTTGTTAAGCATCTTGGTATCAGCCAGGCAGCTCATCGCAGGGCTGTGTCCAAAACCATTATTTTCTGTTGATGCCTTTAACCATCGAGGCACCACATAAGGCATTTCATCGTAGCCGCTTTCGCCCAGGATGGTTTTTTCTTCACTATCCAGGTACATCGATGCCCAGGGTTTATTCTGTGCTGTTTTCTTTGTGATATCACGATCATCACGCGGCAATACCACATGAACGAGCTCAACCATGCCATGCGGATCTTTTTTATCAGCGTTCTTAATTCGATCACTGACATTATCGCCAAATTGGTTCATGGCAGCCCGCGCTGACATTTTAAACTTTCTATAAACTGTATTGACCCGCCCGTTCTCATCTTCAGCCACAAAGCACTCTGCAATGTGCCTGGTTGAAAATCGGTAACTGGTAGTTTCGTCTTTTTCGACAAACATTATGGCCGTTCCGAAGCACACAAGATCGTCATACATTTCATGCACCTGCTCTTGAAAGTTAGAGCGTTGAAAGGCTTGGTACATAGTTTGCTCTGCCAGCTCTAGCCATTCTTTGGCGATGTCATCGTCTTCAAGACTAGGTTCAGTGTAGCGCAGAGTAAACCACGGGGTGCTCATATTGGTCAGCATTCCATGTAGGGATGCACTTAACATCTCAGCTGCATGAATAGCTGTACCATCAAAAATCAGCTCAGTACGCTTTTGACCAGGCGTTCTGCTTTTTGTAATGTCGGCTTTTCGAGGCCGCATATAATCTGCGACTTCCTGCCAGTGTGTTTCCCAATTCGAGCGTTGCTCTTCGAGATCGCGAAGCCTTCTAAGTAAAACGACTGCCTGATTGTCTGCTTGTGCCATATTACGCCCCTAACAACATTTTTTTAGCGGTTGGTGCCTGGCTAAGATCGCCATAAGGCGAAGTTAAGATGGTAGATTGACCGCCCGCAGCTGTACGGGTGCGTGTTGGGGAGCTGTCTTTGCTGCCGCCGATTGATGTTGCTGCATTCGGCTTTACGCCTGATGCTGCAGTTGTACCTGGAGCAGCTGCTCCTTGTGTTGAGGCCACCCTTTTTTTCTGA